TCAGCAACTGTTGTATCTGAACTCAATGCAGTATGTACGGCAGTAGGTACAAAAATAGTAAATCCAAAATGTTGTACAGTAGGCACTACTGAATAAAATGCACCACTTGAAGTATTTGAATATATTGTACTGCTTTGATTTTGATTATATCCAAAAACAAAATTTACTAAATTATCAGTTGCTTCTAATTGTATGTAAATATCGCTAGTGCTTGGTGGTTGTCTAAACGTTGTATCAAACCATAAATTTAAAGCGTATTCAAGTATTAATTTTTCGCCTCTTATTTTTATGCGATTATCAACTCCTATAAAGTTTGGTGATACCATTTGCCAAGTAGTAGTGTCGTAAGGTGGGTTTGTGTTTCCTTCTACTAAATTATAATAAATACCTTTTGCATATTTTACCTTTGCTCCTTTTGATTGCGCTGTTCCATCCCACTCAGGTAAAAACTGGATTTGTTTATATGTAAAAAATAGATTATCGTGTACACTTTGCAAGTCATTAAACGCTGGTTTGTTTAATGCTATAATACTGTTAGTTCGTTTGTCAGGAACTAATAAATTAACTAACTGCTGTATGTAATTCAAACTATACATAACTCACAAAGTTTAAAGTATCGCTAAAGGTTTGCCCTGTTGTTGTTTCTTCTGTAACGTATCCGCTAATTGTTTGAAATATTCGGCTAATCGTTGTTTTGTTTTGAATTAAAAATATACCATCCGCAAATGATGTGCTATTGCCTCTTAGTTTAAGGTTTTTAATCACAACATCGCTAACTCCCGCAACGTTTCTTATTGCGATTTCTAAATCTAAGATTTTTATTTGTCCGTTAAATGGTAGATTTGCTAAATAATTGTTTATTGCAGAAATAACAGAAGACTGTATAACGCTACTATATTGACCATTGTAGAATATATCCGCATTAATATATATTTTATCTGAAGCTGTAGAAGTACAATAGTAATTCACTCCAGCTACTCCAATGGTATTAACATAATCCTGCAATGATGCTAACTCTCCACTACTTAATGCTGTCGGGGTTGTTCCTTTTGCTACCTTAATAATAACTTTGTTTGATGTTGTACTCACAACTGAACATCGAGAGATTAATCGTAAACTAGCATCTATTACAGGATATATCGGTGCAAAATTTACTAATTGTATTATTTGCGGATTTGTTGCTGAGTATTGAAACTCTAAAACTTTTGCAGTTAGCCAATTTGCAGTATTTGGTATCGCTTGGCTTATTGCTGTTTCGGTATCGTTTTTAAATATATCGATAATCTGCTCTAATAATAATATTGCCGATGCCTGTACAAATGTAAACAAACGCCATAACGCTCTTGTGCTTGTGCTGTTTGCTTGTGCTAGTTCGGGTTGTGCTTGAAAGTCTGTGATTATAGACTGCTGTATTTGTTCTATTGTTCTGCTCATATTGTAATATTCAAATCGATTGGTGGTGTTGTTAATGTATCGGTTGGCACTGCTGTAGCATCAATCCAATGTAATTTATAATTTAATATATAATGATATACGTTGCTATGTTGATAGTCTTGTTCTTCGCTTGTCTTAATTAAAGGCGATGAGGTTGTAGGTTTAAATGTTGATAATGCTTTTATAGTATCGTTTCTAAGTGTATAAATACTATGGTTTACTTCAAAGTTATCTGAATTATAAACATCGTTTCCTAAATGAATATTTAGCTTTACATCGCTTCCTTGATACTTTCCTCCTATATCCTGAGAATTGTTATTGTTTAATTCTATAAAAGCACAAGGCATGGCAAAGCTGTATGAACTTCCCTCATCTATGTAATCAAATTGATTATTCCAAATGTTTATTGTTTGAAATAAATTAGTTGATTGTAAATATGTAATTATTTCATTTATTAAGGATTCCATATTTTACTAAGCTTTGATGATATTTTATTTAATAGTTTTTTATTTAAAGTGTTTGTCATACCTACAAATTGTCGTTTAGGCATCCTATCTGTTCCTTCATTGTTATAAATCGCATAAGGGTTATTTACTATTAAAGTATAACTTAAATTACTGTTTTTTATACCTGTACTTACTGAATTACTAACATCCCTTCTTAGTCTTCCTGTTTTTACCAATAAATTACGACCTGCATCTTTATTGTTTTTTCTCGGCTTCCATTTGTTGTTATCAAAACTTTGATTTCTAAAGTTTGACATAAATTCATTTTTAGCAGTATTAGCCATATCCAAAGATAAATCAATGCTTTGCATATTTCTTATAACTCTGTCAAAATTAAATTTATTCGCCATCTTCTAACAATTTACCTACTGACTTTTGCCCTTGTTTGTCCAAATCGAAATAAGGGTGTGAAGCATCAAATATAGCTTTATCTTTATAAGGATTAGAATTAAATAGAGGTTGTCTAACTTCTTCCATTTGCTTTGAAATAGCATTCGCTTCTTTTTTGCTCGTAACTTGTGCATCCTCTTTATCTAACTGTTCTAATGTGCATCTACAATTAAAATGATTCAAAGGGCTGTTTGTATTCCAAAAACCATCATCTACAGGCAAACATATCCCGTCCAAAGGTAAACAAATCTCGCTAGTTTGACTATCTATAACCGCACTATATTTCAAAAATGGTAACGACTTCTTTTGGTCTTCTATCTGTTCCCATCGCTCCACCATTTGCGCTTGTCCTATAGTTGTGTCATATTCAGTCCTTGCCCATTGTGTATAATATTGGTCGAAAGTCTTTTCAGCTTCTACGCTAAACTCTTTAAAACTCTTAATTGAATTATCCTCTTTTAAAAGTGATAGTTCACGCATTGAATGATATACTTTGCACCCTGAGAATATTTTAAGATTAGCAGTTAATTCGCTTATCATCCCTTTACTTATTGTTCCTTCAATCTTACCAAGTCCACCAATTAAATATTTTGAAATAGCATTATATAAATCTGTTGGCAAATTTTCGACTGTAATAACGCCTTCATAAATCTGTTGTAGTAAATCGTTTATTTGCTTTTCAGTATATTTCATCCAAAAAGATTTTCTTCCAAAAGTAATAACTGAAATTTATCTCTAATATCTACGCCTTCCAATACGTTTAACATATCGCTATATTCTGCAACTGATTTAGTTTGTATATCTCTATATTTTCCTAAAAAATCAAATGTACTATACTCATTACGGCTTATAATCTCGTTGCTTGTTAGTTCATATCCTTTATAAAGATTATATTCTAAATTATATGCTTTTTCGATTATATCGACTAAGTTTAAGAATTTAACTTGCGTTCCTGATATGTTAGGTGCTAAAACTTCTACATTCCAATCTACTAAATAATTCTCTATTCCGTTAGCGTGTTTTAATTCGTCTTTACTTTCGTTTTTAAAATATTCTGCTGCCTTAAAAAAACCAACATTCTTACACCAATTTGAAGCACTACGATAAAAATAAAATGCTGTATATTCATCGTTTAATCTTATAAAAAGTGCCTCAATAGTTTTACTATTTAAAGTTTCGGGTTTTCTCATTTGTATAAATTTTGTATTTTTTCTTTGAATGTTTGTGTTTCTGGTGCTGGTGTTTGTTCTATAACCTCAGCAAGTTTTATGTTTGTATGTTCTTCAAACCAATCTTTATCTACTTGCAATCCTGCTTGTTTTACTTTTATAGATAGGTCTGCTATACGCTCATTATTTTCGTGTATTTCGTGGTCGTTTTTAAAAGTAAATACAATATCATTTGGAACGTTAAACCCTAGTTTTTTTAATCTAGGCAATAACTCGGTATTAACCACATCCATTATAAACACTCCATCTTTACTTTGTCGGTCTTCCAGTGCTTGCGTTATTGGATTATCTTCTCCTTGCGTTGCTCCTAGCTTCCCTGCTGTGCTATCCATAGCGTCAGAGTGTCCTAGTAATATTTTAGATATTGTTTTTTGTAACCTACTTTCAAAATCGGAATATGCTTTGTATGATGAACCGACATTTTTAGCTTCAATAAGTTCTATTTGGTCGTCGATAGCATCTAACAAAATAAATCCTGCGCTCCCCATATTTTGCAAAGCGTTGTAAAACTCGCCTCTTTCAGATTCTTCTGTTTTGTTTGTTCTACCTACTCTAATCGGTTGCCCGAACAACTCTAAAAAGTCACCATTAAAACCTATTAAGTTTCTTAAAAAGATTTGATATAGAGCCACTTCATACAATGCACCATATCCACAGTCAGAAGTTCCTATATCGTTTGGTGTGCTTATGTAAACGTGCCAATCTCTTTGAGGTTCTTCTAAAAATGGAATTCCTGATAAGTTATAAATAACATTTGCCACTACATATCTGTCAGGCGATACGTTCCAACGTTTTACAGTCTTTATCTTTGGAAACTCTCCGTTGATAATATCCCCTAACTCAATCAAACTATAACCATAAAATAAAGTATCTAAACTGTGGCTCATAAATCTATTAAACCACATTTTATTCATTGATTCGGTAAACTCTACATTAACTTCGCCTGCCTTATTCGTAAAATCCCAATCTCTAAGAAGTGTTAAATCTTTTCTTCTCTCTATACACGCTTTTACGTGACCATCAAGTATAGTGTCATTAAATATCTTTTGCATTTGCACCCTGAAAGGGTTGTAAGGTCGTTCCGCTTCGTCTATTGCCTCTCGCCAGCTTAAAGTGTCCTGCTTGATACGTGAAAACCTAACAGGCAAAATCGAGTGACTTAAATGTTTAGCGTTATCCTCCATCTTAGGAATGTTCGGTTGGCTAAAATCTAAGAATGATGGTATAAGTTTATTAAATGAAAAAGCCATAGTTAGTAGTTATTTTGATTTTTAGGAACAGATCCCCATCGTATTATTTTGCCTTCTGTTGCTCTTTCCTCTAGTTTAGGTGTAATATTACCCATCGCACACATTTTCAACCAAGCTAAAGCGTTATCATATCTTGTTTGTCTTAACTGTGGTATATTTCGAGGTGCTATTCTACTATGAAGATGATACAAAGTCAAATCTATAATGTACGCTAACAACTGACTATCTCTATCCACTCCTGTCTTTGCTAATTCATCATCAAATAAATATTTTTGTATAAGATATGAACGTGCCTCACCAATAGCAACCAACTCGGCTTGCTGTCTTATTCCTTCATTTTGGTTTATTATCTGTTGAAGATTTGCATCCTGAATAAGTAGGTCGAAATCAGAATTATTTAGGTATGCCATAATTAATAGCTATTTTATTTTTATGCTTTGCAAAAATATTGCAAAGGTCAATTATTTCATCTTTTGTTACTTGGGTGCTATCCTCTTTTAATTCTTTTAGATATTTGCAAGCTTCTCGCACTTTTGCAAATTTATGAATTGTACCGTCTTTAAAATTTTGTATAGTGTACATATTTTTTAATATCCATTTTTACTTAAATTTTTACCTAGTGTTATACCCATCGATTTGCTACCTCTTTGATAATTACTAAATTCATTTGCAAATGCGGTGCAACAAATATAATCAAAAAGATCCGAAAAATGTGCTACCTTTTGATAACGAACTTTTGTTTTAGCATCCGTTTCCATTTCTTTTAGTTTAGTTCCGTCGCTAGCTTCTTTGACTAATATAAAATCGTTTATAGTATTTTTGCAATTATTCCCTATAATTATTTTAATGCCTCCGAACTCTTTTTCTAGGACTGTATTAATAAAATTACCCCGCATCACTACACTAGGGTTTGAATCTTTTACCCTGTTGCGTGGTTTAAACTGTTGTAGATAGTCTAAAATTAAACGGTAGAAGTTATATCCATTTTCTAGTTTAGTATCTTGTTTGTTAGCTGTAGCATCGCCATAGACAAACATCCCTGCATCGTGATTATTATATTTTCTTATTATCTCGGCACATACTGCCTTGACTGTATTGTTAGGTGTTACTCCTGCGATTTCATCAATCATTCTTAATTCTTTGCCCTCTATTTGAAATATCCCGCATGGTAAATAAGGGTTTACGTTATCATCCCAGCTAATATGCAAAGGTAGTAAAGGGTTGTATTTAGTTGATTTTACGTGATAATCTAATTCAAAGCATTTATAAAACTCTCCTCCTACTTTTAACTGAATATCCCAATTACCTTCAACAAATACTTCGTATTGGTATTTTGGAAGTAGTTTTAAATTTTCTAAATAGTCAGCAGGAATGTATGGATTATCAAAGATTTTAGCGGGTACGTATGCCATCCCTGTAGGCAAATCGTTTACTTTCCATTTATCATAAATACGTTTTTTTAGCCAATTATTAGAAGGGTTGGAAGTACATACTATCTTTGTAGGGCAGTTAGGAGAATGAAACCAAGACCCTGACCTCTCTATAATTTTATCAAATGTAACCTCTTGTATTTCGTTTGCTTCATCGATAAAAGCTCCATTTATTTCAAGTCCTCTAAATCGGTTTAATTCTTTGTCCGTATCATAACTTTCAGCCATAAAAATAAATTGGCTGTTATTAGTTAAGGTAACAGTTAACGACTGTTGATTGAAGTCAGTAATATATTGATTAAAACCCTGTTCTAAAAAGTTATTAAATGTAACTAAAAGAGTTCGTTTAAGTGTAGGTAATGATTCCCTAAGAAATAGCCAACGACTGTTAGGATATTTAAAAGCTAAGGTAAATGCGTATAATACTAAGAAATACGACTTACCGCCCCTAATAGCTCCTCCATATAAAACAATCCTATTAGTTTCGCATTGTCTATATGCTTCTAATTGCTTTGGAGTTGGTCGTATTACTGTTTTATCACTCATTATTCGACCAATCAATAATAATTGGTTTTACTACTTCTAGCTTGTTTTCTTGTTTCTCGACTAAACCATTTAATCGTTGAGTAATTGAAGGGTTATAAACACCAGCCATACCGCCTTCAATTTGATTTGCTCTGATTTCTTTTTTAATATGCAAACAGATAGGTGCAAAATCAGTGTATCTATCCTCTTTATTTTTAAAATAATCCCCTAAATCGTTTATTATTTTTCTATTGAATAAATAACATTCAAAACCTTCCATAGTCATAGCTCTAGGTTTTTGTCGCATAACTCTATAGGCTTCTTTACCTACATAATCTTCAATAAGAATAGGGTTTTCTTCTAACCAATCTTTATAATCGTTAAATAGTTCAAGTAGTTTTTCAGGTGTTTCTATTGCTTTATTTTTACCCATAACAATAATGTTTTTATCCACAAAACTACAAAAAAAAACGATACATTTCTGCATCGTTTAAAAATTTATTAATTAGAATAGTTTTACCCTACTATTTTTGAAGCTTTTATACTTGGTGCAAAGCTATAATTTCCATCAATTATATACTCTTCATTATTCCAAACTTTTATTTTTTTAGTTATAGAATCTCTAGAGTTTTGAAATCTCTCAAAAGTAACTGTTTTATCAGTTCTTTTAACACAAATATATTTTGGTTTTAAATCAGAATCTCCGATAAAACTCATTTCGTAAATGTTTCCTGTTTCAAATTGTATTGCTTTCATAATATTTATTTTTTGTTGTTGTTATTAATTCTGATACAAATATAAAGTACTTATTTTAATAAAACAAACTTTTTTTAAATTATTTTAATTATTTAGAATAAATATAAATAATAATAAAATGGTATTTAATTAAATTATTTACTTTATATTTGTCAAAATTAAATTTTAAATATATGGCATCAATAGAAGCATTATTAGAGCAAATCGACTTTTTTAAAGCACGAATAGAAGCTTTACAAAAACAAAACGAAAGTCTTAACAGTGAGTTAGAAAAGGCAAAAGAATTATTAACCAACCTAGTAGAAGAATGGCAAATCCTAGAAACGCTGGAAGAAAAAGTATAATAAATCCGATAAAAGTAACGGCAGTAATAACAAAGGATTACTTAGATTTATTTAAGAACTTTATTAAAACAATTCAGAAAAAGAACCCTACTATTAAGTAGGGTTTATTGTTTAAAATAGTTCGGTTTGATTAACTGTTATATAACTAGAATCATATCTTTTATTTTCTTCTTTTGGATATTTATAAACTTTATAATTTAGATTATTTATAAATTCTTTTTTCATTTTACCTAAAAAATATATATATCTATGTTTGCTACTTCTAAATTTTCTAATAGAATAATCTATATTTTTATCGTAATGCCTAGAATGTTTATTATCTTCTAAACCTATATCTGTTCTTTCTTTTGTAGCCCCTGTATATATAAAATTTGTAGCTTGATAAATATATCCAGAATGATTCATTTTTTTATCTGCATACGATACTATAATTAAATTTTCTTTTATAAGTTTTAAAGATTTTGAAACAAAAAAAGATAATACATTTTTTTCTAAATCATCATTTACACAAAGTCTATTTAACTCATAAACATATTTACTATATTTTTTACCACAAACTCCAAAACATAATTGATTTGATGCTGGCTTTCCAATTGTTAAAATACCTATTAAAATATCATTATTAAATAATCCAAAAGAATAACTAATACTTGGAACTCTTTTAGCATAATGCTTTTTTAAACACCATTCCTTACATAGATAACTATCTATTGGTTTAACTTTATATTTTAATTTAATACTCATATAATTTTTGCTATAAACTCATTTTTATAATCAAACTCAAAAGCAAAGAACTCTTCTTTGTCTAAGTATCTAAAATTGTAAATAGTATTATGTCGATACATACCATTATAATACACTTGCGGTTTAGTGGTAACGCTTGCGATTCCTGAAAGTCGAAACGGTCTTCCTTGCTTTGA